AAAACAGGCCAGCTAAGATACGCATACGCGCTAGATGAGTCTTACCGTTTTGCCGGGCGCATATTGCTAAGTTTGTACGTCTAATAAACTGTTTATTTTTATCTATTGTAAGCATATCATCTAATACGAAGCGCTGCCACGGTAAAAGCGGCAAACCGATACGCTCGGCAAGCTCTGCAACCTCACCGCCCCTAGTAGGCCCTGATAACAAAACGTTATGTAACCGCGGTTGCACTAGCCCCCGTAAGGTCTGTTTAGGTTTGGTACTCATTAGTTTAAAGGCTGAGCAGGCTGGCCCAAACAGGGCCCGCTCTGGGTCATTACAGCGGTTTTCGGGGATATATTGCCAGAAAAGACAGGGGGGGTAGCCGTCTTGGCTAAAAAAACGCCCTGTGACTTATTGCCCTTAGATACGTTACAGCGCTTGCAACAGGCCACCGCGTTATCAAAGCTAAGTACTAGCTCTGGGGCTTTACTAACAGGTATTACGTGGTCTACTTGGTCTGCATCTGCCCCACAATAATAACAAGTGTAGCTATCTCTAGCTAAGACTTGGTTTCTAAACTTATACCTATAAGCCCTGTTTAATCTAGGGTCACCGCGTTTAGCCATTAGTACCAACCCCGTTTCTTATGATGAGCTAAGGCTTTACACGCATCACCTTTATAAATCCTATGGTTATCTATGTACTTTAGCCCTAAGTCTATCTGTTTATAAGGGTTTGTTTCTTTCATCTGTAATAGCTGTGGTATGCCATAAGCTGTAGAGTTTGGATTTTTAGCTTCAGGCCGCCAATTACTTTCTTTAGTCCACAGCTTCTCAATACATTTAAACTCTTTATATGAGCCTATTTTTATATGAGCATATATTTTATAAGCATCTATAGCGTTTATATCAGCCTTTACGGGTAATGTCTGTAAAGATAGCAAGCCTATACATAGGCATAACTGTAGCCCTAGCTGTCGCAGCGTTCGCAAGCTAGCGCCCTTCGGGGCTTGCGTTCCGCGCAGACAGCGTACCCGATAAGTCAAGTGTAAAGCAATATTGTGGATAACTTGAGCGGGGCTTGGGCGTGTTGTCCACAGCTTTTTACACCCTGTGGATAACTTAATTGCGTACCTGCCGGGCTGTTGCCACGTCTACCAACGTTATATCTAGCAGCCCACACCGTGTGCATTGTAGGCATTTAACGTTAGGTGGCAGGTACTCAGATACTACGCGCTCTAGCTGTAGCGTTACGGTCTTGCATTGGCGGCAGTTAGCCTCAATATAAAGCATAGTTTTTAGCACCTTTCTAACCTATGATAACGGGCTTAAAGCAAGCCGGGTTATAGTTTTTTCTTTCTATCATTACTTTTAACTTAGTTCTTTCTGTGCCTTCTTCACCGGGCTTTTTATACAAAAATGGCTCTAAATCCAATAATGCAGGTATAGGCAGCATTAATAAACCGTCTGTAAATCTAAAACAAACCCGGTGATACGCTGTAGGTAAATCTTTGAAAATGGGCATAACACTTAGCATTTGTATTTTAGAATAGTCAAACAACACAGGGTCGCTACTAGGTTGATTAAGCCAACGTAGCTCTAAATCACCTATGTAATTAGACCGCCCGCCTAAATCCCGTTCGTTTATGTGGTAATCACTTACATAAAACGCCGGGGTAGGTGTAAGTACCCACGGGTAGCAAGTAATTAGATAATTGGCTAGTAATTGTTCGTGTTTAGTACTTGTATAACCGCCCTTAATTGGTATCACGGGCAGCCCTTTCAGTATCACTTAACAGCTCATCTGGTACAGGCTCACGCTCTGCTATTGGGTCTAAGTTACGCCCGGCCTCTAATAAAACCTCTGCGTGGTCATCTGGCCTTAGCCATTTATCGCCATACTGCCTTAGCCATACAGGCTCACATTGATTAGCTTTTACCTTGTCGGGGCATAAATAGCCTTTGTATGGTTTATTAGTTTTATTTGACGTGCCCTCAATTAGCACTCTATGCCCGTGTTTACATATTGGCGGCTCTGGCATTGGCTCTGCGCCTAGTTTGGCCTTTAGAGCGCTTATTGACTCTGCCGCGCTTGGTACTGCACCGCCTGCGCCGCGTGTCTGTAATGGGGCTTGGATAGCCTCTACCTTCTCCATATCTTGCCTTGTAGGCCTACCAACACCGCCCGGGCTTAGCAAGCCAATAACACGCCCATAGGCAGAGGTAACGCAATTTTCTACCCAAAAATTAGCGTTTACGCCGCGGTCTGACCTCACCTCTAGCGCATAATCTACAGCGCTTGGTTTATCATCTTCATAGTTTTTATAAGCCTCGGCTCTAATTAAGATATAACCGTTTTTTAGGTCTATATCTTCTATGTAGGCTACTAAGCGTAACCCGGGAAACTCAGCCCGCGCTCTTTTAATCCGCGCGTTTACATCTTCATAGCCGTCTAAAAAGCTCATTTAGTCACCTCTTTAAGCGCCTTAGCTATATTGCGCCCTCTTAGGTAGCCGTCACCGTGGCCCTCACGGTATCCCGTACGGTAGGCCGCTAACATAAATAGCCCTACTATTAGTACTGTTAATGTAATTACTGCTAAATCAGCTAACATAAATCACCCTTTGTTAAGGCTGATAAAACTACTACACTAAGTAGCCCTCTCAGCGTGTAGTAAAAGTATGAGCCCTAACACCGACATAAGGCAACGCGACACGCTAGCGGCTTAATTTGTCCTGTAGCAACATTTCATAAATGCGGTCTACTTGGCCCTCTATACGCTCAACCCGGCCTCTAAGATTATGCCCGCCGTTACCGTCTGGTAGCAACTCACTTAAATAATGCTTTACTAAATGGCGTACCAGCCCAACCCCTACCGCTGCAAGGCTACAAAGTCCTAGCGCTAAAGCTAATAGGGTTTGGGCTTGGCTCATTACTTAGCGCCTAGTCCAAATTGCTTTTCGTTAGGCTGTAATGCTTTAATTAATGGGCCTATCAAACCTGCGATAAAGGCGTTAGCCAATACTTTAGGGTCTGTAATGCCGGATAGGTATAGAGCTGCAACGCTTGCTAGCGCGGCGCGCCCATAGCTCCACGCAGCCGCCTCTAGTTTTTTCTTGTCCATTTTTGCTCCTAAATGCCCCTTAGTTATTTTTGTGCAAGTACCGCTAACGTATGAGTACCGTTAGCAGCAACGCCATATAATGCCTCTGTATCCCCAATAATAAGAGTTAATTTATCGCCGTTATCTAGCTTATAGCCGTTGCTAGTAGTTACGTTTGACCCGCCTAAGTAAATAGCTCCACCGCCTAAATTATGTAAATAAATATTTTTGTAAGAATTGGCAGATACAATAATGCTAGCGGTTGTAGTTATAGTTACCTGCGTGCTAATTGGCATTTGTTACCCCTAACTTTAGGATTATCTTAGCGGCTTTTTTAGCATTTACGCTTATTTCAAAGTGCATTTCATCTTTACGGTTACGGTAATCCCCGCCCCACGTTAGGCCATACTTTTTAGCTAGCGCTCTAAGCATTGGCACTTTATCGGCTGGAAACGTACCCACAGCTGCTAGCGGGTGTTTAGTCGCGTTTAAATCTATAGCTGTACCGCTGCTATGGCAGCTTAGGCGGTCTGTGCTGCCGCGTACCATACGAAACGCATAGCCCCACTCATCTTGAGCGCCTTCATCTATTGGCTCTATTAGCGCGTGGAACTCAGCGGCAAAACCTACTAGCAAAGGTGCTACAGCCTCAGCGCATCTAAGTTTTCTGTTAGTGCCGGGTACTGCATAACTTTTTATGCCAATTTCTGCCGGGTTTTTACTGGCAGGCCAGCCGTTATAACTTGTTAACGTCATAGTTTATTTTTGAATAATCCCTTAATATTATGCTATAGCCCTAGCGCTGCCTTCAAGTCAGGCAGGCTAAGCCCTACGCTTGCTAACTTTTGTTCAATAGTTAGCTCAGGTGCAACAGTTGCTCCGTTATGGGCTAAGACAATTTCACTAGCAAGTTCTTCATTATTTACTTCAAATGAAATAGTGCCATCAGAATTATCTCTAATTAAGTTAACATCTAAACCAACAGCTTTCAATTCTGCTAATAATTCAGCACCATTTAGATTTTTGGGTTTGTTAAAAGTTGCCATTTTATGCTCCTAAATAAGCGCAGGAAAAAACAGTTAAAGTTGTGCCGCTGCCTGTGTTAAGGCTACCGCCGCTGTCTTGTCTTACTAGTAATTCAAAAAAATCAGTTGCTACCGCATCAACAATTAAAGTAATTTCTGCTGAACCTTCGTAGGTTGCTCCCGGCTCTTTTGTGTTAAAAAACAGATAAGTTGTGTTATTTTTATAAAGAGCCGCGGTTCTTACGCCAGCAGCCGAGCCTGAAAAAGCTATATTGCCATAGAATAAATATTTGCCACCTTTACCTGCTGGTATGGTAATTCTTGAAGTATTGCTTGAAGTTGAATGATACGAGTCTGTATCAAAGTTTTCAGAATTAAAAGTCATTGTGGTATAGGTATCGTTGCTAGTGCTAATTACTGCGCTATTAAACAAAGAGCAACCAGCAAAAGTTACAGTTGGAGAAGCAGGGGCAGCCCACTTTAATCCTGTAGCTTCAGCAGAGTCTGCTGTTAAAACTGTGTTATTAGCACCTACGCCTAATCGTGTATCGCTTGTACTGAAGGTGTATAAATCGCCTTTAGTAGTTAAAGGTGAGCTACCGCCTACAGCTACCCACGCGCTGCCAGAGTATGTGAGTACGGCGTTTGTATCTTTCAGATAACACGCTTGGCCTTCTTGCGGTGCAGTTATCGCTGCATCTCTAGCCGCTGCACTTGCAAAAACTAATACACCTTGCATTAAATAGCCGTTTACGTCCGCGGCTGTTAAAACCTCACCTGTAGTAAAGGTCTTAAATCCTAAGCCCGCTGCCATTGTTACCCCCTTAGTAGGCTAAAACGCCTGTGTCTAGCAGGCCGTATATAGCAGAGTCTAGTATAAAGCCATCTATTATCGGCTCTAGTGTGGTTAGTGTCGTTTTCCAGCTGTTAGGCGTAATTGCCATAGCTACGCCAAACACCTGCAAAGTCTTAGTTAAAGTAGATGAGCCCGGTTGGTTTGTAGTAATAGTTATAGGGTCAAAAAAATCTAGGTCTAGGGCGGCGATTATGCCGGCATTATAGTTATCTGTGTATAAATCTAGGGTAATGGCATCACATCTAATAGAGGTTTCTTTACGGCTTGCTACATAGGCTTGAGCGTAATTTAGGGCCGCGGCATCTGTTTGCATTAGTAGATTTTGTTGGTTATAGCTATGGGTAAAATACTTATCTATGCTAGCTTGGTCTATCGCTAGCTGTGTAGTACCGCCTGTACGGGTGATGCTAGCCGCGTTAAATACCAACGTATCATCTAAGCGCCATAAGGCATTAAAGTAACCTATATTTGTGCCGTTATCGTTAAACACGGTAGGTGTGCCACCTATGCTAGCTGTAGTAACTTGCCTATCTTGAAATACAAAGCTACCGGTAGCATCTACATAAAGCGCCCCGTACTCACTTAGGGTAACCGTCTGCATAGCTGCAAGGCTGGTACGGGCTGTGCCGGGGTCTGCCTGTAGTGTAGTTAAGCCGGCATCTACATCACGCATAGAGTTAGGCCAGCCTATTTGGTCTAATATTTGGTTAATGCGTGTGCCGGATAGGTCACCCGCGGTAGCCCCTGTTACTGTGGCTATCTGTGCATTTTGGGCAAGTCTAAACGCATCTACCGCCGTTATTGTGGTATAAACAACGTCTAACGCATTTTTAGGCGTAGTAGTGCTATAGCTAGTAATAAAACCGCTAAAGATAGGGTAAGTAACGCTGTTATAAGTAGCTGATATAGCTACCTTACGCATAGGGTCAAGCAAGCCAAAATAAGGCCCGCTAGGGTTTTGAGGGTTAAAATCGCCGTTTTGGTCTACTATTCTTAAAGTTAGTGTACCTGTTTGGAATTGGTCGGCTTGTGGGTTACGGCCTCTGTTAGTTTGTATTGTATCTACTACGTCCGATACATCTACAATTACAGCCGCGCTATCGCTTAGTATGTTTGTATCTAATATGCCTTCACCTAAAATCATAGCTTGGGCAAAGCTAGGGCCAGTACTAAAGTTAATAATAGCGTTTATAACTGGCAGGGTCATAGCCCACCGGTGTAACGCAACGGGTCGCCCTTACGCTCTAAATCTAATATAGCTCTTTGTACGGCTAGGCTTATTGTGTCCTCACTACCTACTACACCTGCATTTACGTTTACTGTTATGTTATCTGCCATACGGAAACCGGCAGGGTCAAAGGTAGAGCCCGCGCCTATACCCGGTGTATCAAATATGCCCATAGCTCTTAGCCTTGCTTGCTCATCACCTAGCGCATTAAGCGCGTTAGTACTTAAAGCATCTGTAAGCGTATCTATCTGCTCTTTTAATAAAAAGTTAATACCCGTACCCGTGCTAGTAGCTAAACGCAAATTAGTTAGTGTTGCTATTTCGTCTGCTATTTTACTTGTAGGTATAAATGCTGACTCTGGGTTATATGGGTTAGGTACTAACCTATCTCTAATAGGACCAGGACCAGGACCAGGACCAGGGCCAGGACCAGGGCCAGGACCAGGACCAGGGCCAGGACCAGGACCAGGGCCAGGGCCTACAATAATTGGGTTAATCTTTAGCCCTGCCATTTTTAGCAATAAATCTAAAGCATCTTGCAAATTTTTTAAGTCTATAAGCGCTTTAGGCATAAACTTATCATAGATTTTTTCTATGTCTTTTAACTTAAACTCTTGTTTTTGCATTACACCTAGAACTTCTAAATCCATATTTAGTTTTTTAGCTAGGCGTTGCACCTCTATCATTGCTAATTCTTTTTCTTTTTCAGTAGTTGCCGCTTGTGCTACGGCTATAGCATCTTCAAGTTGTGCCATAGTTTGTTTAATAGATAAGCGCGTTAGGTCATTAGCTAGCTGTAGTTTTTGCTGGTCTGTAGCATTAGCCCCTAGTTTGTTTATTTCTTCTTGCTTAGCTAGTAACGCCGCCTGTACCTGTATTTTATCTAAATCAAATACATCTATACCCTTGCCTAAAGCTAGGGCAGCTTTGTCTAACTTAGCTTGTAACTCTTTTTCTTTAGTTGAATTTTTTAACGTAGTTAGATTTTTTGCCTCTATTTTTAAAATTGCGTTACGGGCTCGTAGTGCAGCGCTGTTAGCCTTTTCATTTTTACGATTTACCTCACCCTGCGATTTAATAAGACTACGCGCAAATTGTGCTATCGCGCCTTCATCTGTCTCAAAAAACTTTATTAAATCGTTAAAAGTCTGTGAAAAGAAACCTGTAGCTTGACCGGCTGCATAGCCAAACGCATCACCTAAACTTATTACGTCTTTTTGTAAATCCTCTACAGCCGCCCCGCTATTTTCCAAACCTTTTACAAAGCCTGCTCCAAACGCTTCTTTAGCCTGCTCTGTGGCTTCAGATAGCCTAGCCATTTTGCCTGCTAAAGTGTCGGCAGCTTGACTAGATGAGCCCTTAAACTTTTCTGTTATCTCTGTTAAAACCTCATCAAAATCACGCCCTGCTAGATTAGCTGTGGTATAGCCAATTCTTAAACGTGCTAAGGCGTTTACATCTCCTAAATAGGCGCGCTGCAACGCTGTAGTTACTGTCTTTAAATCTGTAGACGTACCAGCGCTTACATCTAAAGCAACGTTTAATAATTTTTGTGCATCTGTAACATTTTGCGTACCTTGTGAAAGGCTAATAAACGCGGCGTTAAGCTCGCCGCCTGCCTTGCCTGTAGCTAGGGCTAACTTGTCTATAAACTGCCCTATAAACGGGGCAGCAAAACCTAAGTTTAATGAGTCTAGCTGCGTGCGTAATTGCGCCGCTTCTTTTTCTGCATCTTGAAATGCTTTTACAGACTCTTTGCCAAAATTGACTATAGCCCTAACGCTAAACGCTGCTAATAAACCTTTAGCTAAGTTTTTTATATTCTTGTCTAATTTAGAGGTAGCTTTACCCGCCTCGTTAAACGCTTTTTTACCTGTAAACTCAGAGGCTATATTTACTACTACTTGTGGGTCTACAGCCATTAGCGTACCTGTGCCATATTTTTATTAAATAAATCTTTAGTTTTTTGTATGCTTTTTAACACAGCTGCATTAGTCTTGCCGCCGTCTTCAGCCCACGCTCTATAAATAGCGCGGCCTTTCATTTTATTAGACCTACGCCCTGCCCCCGTCATATTGTTAGCATCTACTATGCGCCCTGTAGCATCTAGCGCATCTATAAATTGTTTACCAGCGTTAGGGTTTAGGCTTTGTGAGCTATCTTTAGTGTTGCCCTGTGGCCTGCCTTGTGGGTTTTTGCGCCCGCTAGTTTCGTATATTGTGCCGGCAGCGCTCGTATTTACTATGCGCGCTAAAGCTCTAAATCCATTTCTATTAGGCTTGCTAGGGCTAGTTCTATAACCTATGCCTTTTTTAGCAGCGCTTAAATCAAATTTAGGAAACGGCCTATAATTTATTGCCTCACTAGATAAAGGCTTAGACCAGCCGCTTAAAACTGTGCTAGGTATAAAACCTTGTGCTGTTTTAGCAATAGGTTTTAGCAAAGTAGCCATTTCTTTTTGTATGCTTTTTGCTAAATCGGGCTCAAACTTTTTTAGAGCTTTGCGCGCTTCAATAGCGCCTCTTAACTCTGTTGGCATCTTGCACCGCCTTAGCTCTGTCTGTTAAAACTTTTAATATATTCTTAAACATTACATCATCTAAGTCTAATAAGTATTGGGGCGGTATTCCGGTTTCTACTGCAATTTGTGCAATAAGATAACCAAAACTACCGCGCCCAACTATTCCAGGGGGTCATCATCTAGTACCTCAACTTTAGCTAAGGTTTCTAGAAAATCTGCCCCAAAACTTTTTACTACCTCGCCGCTAGTGCGTAAACACTCCCAAGCTAGCCAGTAAACGTCGCTTTGCTTTTCATCATCTCTAAAGGCTTTGTGAAAACCTTTTTTAGCATACTGCTCAAAGGCATACTCAATACGGGGCGTAATCTTATGCTCAGTTACGCTTCCGTCTGCCCTTGTTATTTTAAGTTTTGCCATTTTGTGCCCCTTTGTCTAGTGGTTATGGTGTTACGTCTACTACGATAGGTGAGTTACAAGTAAATGTAAGGCTCTGGCTACTAATATCCCCAACAGCGCCGTTAATATCTGTTGTATTGTTCACCAAAATTGTAGTTTGATATTCTGGGTTCGTTGTAGATATAGCGGCGCTAGTTTGCTTGAGTGTTAGCGCTACAGTAGTACCCCACGCAGCTTGCAACGCGGCGCGTACTGCACCTGAACCGCTTGCTGCATTATCATTTAGAAAATCAAGCGTAATAGTGCTTGCCTCTAAACCTTTGACGAACTTGTGAGCTGTATCCAATTTGTTACTACCTTTCGGCGGGTAAAACATTTCTGTTTACCTCTGCATCTTTACCATTGATGCAGTTCAGACTATATCTTCACCCTATTTCTAGGGGTTGCGCGTGTAGTCGTTACGGACTCTCTGCCTAAGCAGGTTGCCTCGGTATTAACCGTTTTCTTGGCGGCCTTCACCGATATAGCGCAATTCACGTTATTTGCTTACGCAATAACCGGGCAATATGACTTACCCATAGCTGTTACTTCAAGTTCATCAAATGAGCGGTTAATAGTTGCGCTAGTAACGTGGTCTGATAAGTCCACGCTATTAAGCGTTACTACTACGCCATTAGATAAAAATATGGCCATTTGTTATTCCTCTTTCTGTAGTGTCGGTGTTTCTGTGGGTGTTTCTTTTTGTTTTTTTGTTTCTTTAACCTCTATAGGCAATTCTTGGCCTATTTTGATTAAAAACTTTTTATCTTCTTCGGTTAGTGCCATTTTTAGCTCCAGCTCGTTAGTACGGATATTTGTAAATCACTTGTTAGCAGGTCACCGCTTGGCAGCGTTAAAACGCTAGGTGCAGTTACAGCGGTAACGTTAAATACAATAGAGCTAGCTGCTAATTTATTAAACACGGCTACTATTGTGTCCTCTATGCCTTGTAGGTTGCCTTCATTAGAAAACATAGGCACGGTCATAATTATTTTGAAATTAGCCATAGGCGATATAGTCGCTTGCTTATTATTGCTAGGCGTAAGGTAAGGGTCTGCCGGGGCTACTACTACGCTGTTAGCTACTATTGTGCTAGGTGGAAAACTAAACGTACTCCAAACAGAGTTATTAGCTAAGGCAGCGGCTATAGTGCTGCGTAGTGTAGTTATCGCGGCTGGCATTATCCCACCATAGCGTTAGGCGATAGATAAGGCGCTAATAAACCGCGTATAGATGCCATAAGAGTATTACTCATCTTAAACGGGCTAGGGCTGTAACCGTCTACGCTCACGCCGCCGTTTTGTGTGCTAAAACGGCTAGTCCAGATATTCTCAGCTAACATAAGTGCAGCTGCGTTTATAGCAGGCGTGTTAGCGTAGGTTGCCGTCTTTGTATCTTCACCGGTCATAGTGCCGCTAGGTACTACGCGCCTAAAGTTTTGGTCACTAGCTGTTTTTGCATATTGTATAAAGCTGTAGCCCTGTGGGTACTGGTAATAGTTAAGCTGTAAATTAAAGGCTGGTAATAGGCTAGTGCTACCAGAGCTAAAAGGCAGCGTGCTAGTAATTGTGTAGCTGCCGTTAAAAGTAGTGCCAGCCCCGGCTACTGTGACGGTTTGACCAGTAGTAAATAGACCGGGGTTGGCTATCATTACTGTAGCTACGTTACTTACTAACGCTGTCCCAACTACAGGTGCAGAGTCAAACCATAGAAAACCGTTTATTAAATCTTGCGCCGTCTGGCAAGTGTCCTCTATCCAAGTGTAAGAGTCGTACAAAGTGCCTACGCCTAATGATGCTTTAAGTGTTGCAGCTGTTACATAAGTAGCCGGCATATTTGTACCTTTCTTTGTAGGTCTGGTAGAGCCAAAGGGCTAAGGCCCTACCAGACTATTAGTTATTTATTAGCTGATATTTAGGCGGCAGATACCGTATGGGATTTTTGCAATAGTTGCCATAAAGCCATAGATAGCTACTTGTACCTGTAGATTTGATACTACGTTTACGCTCATATAAGCTTGAGGGCTTTCATAAACAGTAAATGCCTCTGGCGCAAGAATAAATGCTGAGTTATCAGCTACGCCAGCGGTCATAAATCTATCTACATAAAGGTCTAGACCTAATACGTTACCGCGTACAGAGTTATTAGCTACCTGTCCAGCTGCGTTAGCAAGTGCTGCCGCGTTTGGCTGGTAAGCGTTGAAAATTGGGCGGCCTGTGGTATCTACTGCACCTAGTAGTAGGTTATAAATACCTGTGCTGCCTACAAAGTTCTGTGCAAAGTAGCCGCTGTTTTTGTAGACGTTAGCTGTACTTTCAGCGGTGTAAGAAATTAAACCTGCCGCTGTAGCTGCTACGCCTGTGCTAGTAAAGCCTGTTGCGTTAATTGCAGTAATTACCGCTTGGTCTGTTGCGTTCATATACGCATTTTGTAATTGTTGTGTTAACTCAGCAAAAAAGCCCGGATTATCTGTGCGCTCTAGCAACTCAACACTAAGGGTATTCATACCTGAGTACTTATTTACAGTACCGGTTAAATACTGGGTTACCATACCTGTATTGGCTACAGCCCCGGCCTCAGCTTCAACGGTTACTACAGGTGCTACACCTGAAAGGCCGCCCTCTGAGTCTACAAGTGCAGGCACGTTAATTGTGTTGCCCTTAGGTGGCAAAACTCCACGGCTGCAAGCATCTATAGCGCTGCGTGGAAAACGTGTATTTGTAATAAACTCTGTTAGATACTGCGTTGGATTAAATGCAGGGTTTGTAGTCCAGCTATCATCTGCTGCTGTTACATATAGCTTTGACTCTTCATTACCTAGTGCAGCTTTAATTTTATGCTCTGTGTATGCTCCCATACTTGTAATAGGTGTGCGTACTTTTTGTGAGTTTAATGCACTTGGCTTGATAATTCTGCGCGCGGCTTCTACTGGTTCAGTAGCGCCCGCGGCTTCATCATCTTTATAGCTAACGCTCTTTAGCGTTACTGTTGCACCGTCTGGTAGGTAAGTACCTTCCGCTGCCATTTCTTCCGGGGCTTTATCCACGGTTTCTCCTGTCGTTTCTGTTGGTTGGTTATCTACTGCGTTTTTTTCTGCAGCAATTTTTAACACGGCAGCGCTTGGAAATGCAGCGCTCTCTACTAGAGATACCTCTTTTAAGGTAGCAGCCGTAACTAGCAGATAATCTTTTTCTTGGCGTGAGTCCTCTACCTCTACACCTACACTTAAGCCGTCCATTAGCTGTTCCTGTGCAAGTAAAATTGCATCACTACCGCGGGTGCTAGCGCTTACCTTAAAGCTGGCATATAACCCGGTCTTATTACTAGTAACGCTTTGCATACGTCCTACCGGCTTGCTGTTATCGTGTTGCATTAAAAGTTTTACCTTGCTTGGCTCTGGCACGGTTATAGAGTTTTCTGCAAAGACTACGCGACCGGCGCTTGTGTTGCCTACTTCTCCATACGGTGCAATTTTGCCGCTAATCGTGCGCCTATCGCCGTTATCTACTGCCTCTATGTTGCCGCTAAACGTTAATAGCATTTGTGGGCCTCTCTGTTAGTCCGGTTGGGCTTAGTTCTTCCATACTTTGCGCCTGCTCTAAATCAATTAAACCTAGATTTAGCATTTTTTCTATAGCTTCCAAACGCGCTAAAGTATCAGCGCGTAAAAATGTTGTATCTAACGCAAAACGCACCTGATTACCTCGGCGGGTTACGTCGTCCATACTCAGCCTGTTTTCAATAGCACTTATAAACGGCTGTAATGAGTAAGCTACAAACTCTTTGCGCCCGTCTATGATATTTTGGTAAGTCATTGAGTTATTCATATCCGCGCTTATGTAATATGCCGGTACGTTCATTAAACGAGCTATCTCTGTAGCTAAATATTGTGAT